CCAAAATTTAGTGTTGGATTTGTTGGACTATTATCTTGTATTAGTTTTAATTGACCTAATGAACCAGTTGATGTTGCTGAACCACTTATCAATCCATTGGCTTTTCCAGAAATTATGTTTCCATTGGTAGAAATAATATTAGTAGCAGCAGTGATTTGCCCACCTAATTCGACAGCATTACCATCTATTCCAATCTCTATGTTATTAGAACCATCAACACCTATTATACGAACATCACCATCACCAGCTTGATTTCTCGCATATATGAGACCAGAATCTCGTGGAAATCTAAGTTTACCATCCGATGCAACATTAGTTCCTGCAGCAATAAAACCACTTCCACTTATATCACCTGCTACTTGAAGTTTATTAGCTGGAGTTGTTATGCCGATGCCGACATTTTGACTTGCATCTATTCTTACGGCTTCGGTTCCAGCAGCTGTTTTTATAACAACTTGACCACTTGCAACATCACTTCCAATGTTTAAGACCTTAGTGCCATGAGAATAATCTAAGACCGCACCTCTATTGTCTGATGGTGATCCAAACATCAAATTACTAAATTTATCATCAGGTGTTAATATAGAAATACCACCGTGGTCTGAGTTTTCTACTACTAAATCATCACCATCTGTTCTATCGGTTGTTCCTACACCAGAAGCAGCAGTTGTTACAATAAGTGAACCTTGAACTCTATCAGCGACTACTAATGAACCAAATGAACCGGTTGAGGTAGCTGAACCACTTACATTACCTTTTTTAAGGGTAAGGTCATGATTTAAAATATTTTTACCTATGTATTTTAGGTTAGCCATATTAGGTTATCTCCAATATACTTGCAAAAACATCTATGTCACCATCAGCAGAAGCTTGGGTTTCTAATTTATCAGCTGCTCCAAGATTAATTGGTTTTTCAATTACTACCGTTGAGTCAGCTGGTACATCTACTGTTTTTAACAAAAAGTGTCGTGTTTTAAAGTTAGCACTTCCACTAACGCTCACACTAATGGTAGCATCATTTGTACCATCTATGTTACTCAGATACATGGCATGAACAACTGCAGAAGTTGCTGCTGGGCATGTATATAATGTTGTTGTATTTGTATTTGAACCTGTTGCGGCACTTTTAAATGTATTAGCCATTATTATCCTCCAAAGACTATTGCCATAGCTGTTGCGTGGTCAATTACCGATGTACCACTTTCAAAAATTCTTCCTTCACTATAAATATCACCTGCTGCACTAACTCTTCCAAATGAACCCGTTGAGGTTGCTGAACCACTTATATTTCCTTCTACTTGAATTTTACCAGCAGCAATTATATCACCATCACCCGCTCCTGTGCCAGTACCCGAAAGAGTGATATCACCAGGCACAGTAATGTCACCAACGGAATCCATTTTAAAAACATTCTGAGTTTGATTTCTTGGCGAGATATTAATTTCATCGGTTGAATTGTTTTCACCATAAAGTAGATGTGATATACCACTACCACCCCTCATTCTTAATATGGCTCTACCAGAAGAGTGTGTGTTTTCTATTAACATACCACCACCTCTACCATCTACACCTGCAGTATGTACATCACTTGAAAAATCACTTAATGCCTGTACTCCATATCTATGAACACCTCTGGTGTTTGTCACAATATTACTGAACGAACCCGTTGAGGTTGCAGAACTACTGATGTTACCAGATGCAGTGATATTCTGTATAGATGTTATACTGTCATCTGATCCAAATGCTACATCATCTTGAAAAGAAATTGTACTGCTACCATCCCTTGATACAAAACTATCAGCTGATACCTCACCAACAGCATAAACATGACCAAATGAACCAGTTGAGGTTGATGAACCACTTATGTTACCAGTTGAAGTAATTCCTGTTGTTGTAATTGCGGCAGTTGTTAATGTATCAGTAAATCTACCAGTTCCGCTTACATCTAATTTACGTGCTGGACTTGAATTTCCGATGCCAACACCAGTGCTATTCATATAAAAATTATTAGTAGAATCACCAATAAAAAATATAATATCCGAAGTAGCGTTTAATACTGTTCTTGTAGCATTAGCAACTAAAGCATAATTACTAGTTGCGGGAGTAACAGCACCACTCCATAGTCCACCGAATGAAGCATTATATGCTCCAATTTTAAGTCCACCAGCTGATGTACTCGTTCCACCTACAATATTGAGTGGTGTTGATACTCCACTTGTTGATACACCAAGAACTTTACCACTTGACACTTGTACTCTACCAAACGAACCAGTTGATGATGCTGAACCACTTACACCACCTACACTATCGATGGTTAGACTTGAACCAGTAATTACTAAACTACCTGTGATGCTATGTAAATCATCAGTTGTATCACCAAATTTTGTTGAACCGCTTGTAAATTGAATTGAAGCACTAACAAATTCCGTATGGAATTCTTGTGCAGTTAGGATTCCTGTTACTAGGGCATCACCAACGACATGCAATTCTTTAGTTGGATTTGTTGTGCCGATACCGACATTACCTGATGCATCTATTCTAACTCTCTCTGTATTTGATGTGCCAGTATGAAATGTTAGGAAACCAGATTGTAATTTCATCTGAGCACCAGCATTTGAGGTAGCATATAAATGGTTTAAAGTAACAACTGTTAGTCCACTATTATCATGTGTAATGTTTAATCCTGCACCACTACCTATTCTAACATCTCCATTTGAAGAACCGAAAAAAGCTTTGTCTGCTATATCTAATCTTGCAAACGAACCAGTTGAGGTTGATGAACCAGTTATATTTCCAGTTGTTGTTATAGTTCCAAATGTTGGGGTTGCAGAAGTATGAATGTTCTGAGGTGTGGAAAGTGTTATACTACCTGCTCCATTGGTAACGGTAACTTGGTTCGATGTACCAGTTAATGTTGCAATTGTTGGATCACCACTATTATCACCAATTAAAAGTTGTCCATTAGTTAATACTGCGGTTGCTGTTATAGCATCTGTTCCACTACCAAGTAAAACACCACCATCGGTAAGTGTACTTACTCCAGTACCACCATCTGCTACTGCTAAATCTGTAATACCATTGATTGTACCACCATTTATATCAATCGTGGTAAATGTACCACCATCTGCAACGGTGTTTCCAGCATTAGTCCAATTACCTTGTATGCTATCAATATCTAATGTGTATGAATTTAATCTTCCGAAAGAACCACTTGATAAAGCTGAACCACTTACACTACCCTTACCATCTATTGTAAGGGCTGAGCCCGAGACTCCAAGACTACCAGAAACATTTAAAGAACCTGTTAGTACGCTATCAAATTGTTTTAATCTTAACTTAGCCATTCACCTTCTCTTTTATCTTCCCACCATTTTTTAACACTATGGGATATTTTCTTTTTATGTTCAACTGATTTTGGTTTTTTCATTTTCTGTAGTGTTTCCATTGTAAGCTTCCTATCTAATTGTGCACATGATTTACAAACTGTATTGTTACCAACTGCTCTATCAAAAGAATCTTTTCTAGTATAATAAATCACTTTACTACAATCAGGACATTTTCTATTTTTTCTATTCTTCCAATATCGTTTTCTCATAATAATAAATATCACGAAATGGTAAAAGAAAAGTGGAACTATAAAAGTATTTTATTCTTTATCCCAAGTTGCACCATCTATCGTTCCATGATTTCCCTGCCCACTAAAATCATTAACCACACTACCGCTACCCTCATTCATTCTCCAATATGCCTGTAAATCATCTTCATTGATTAAATTATATGGTGTTCCACCATTATAGTACAGAGCAGCTTTACTCGATTTATCACCATCAAAAATACCAAATTCTCTTAGTTCACCTGCAAAATGTCTACCACTATTTGTTGAATTATTTTGATATGATCCTATGGTTAAAGGTTGAGCTTGGGTTTGTAAATTAGATACCGTACCACTCGTTACAAATAAACTAACTCCTACATCAACACCATCAACAAATAATCTAGAACCAGTTATTGCATTTACATCGTTAAAAAGTAAAAAGTGATGCCATTCACCATCATCTTGAGCTGATGTGTCGTTAAAAAAAGCATACCAATTATTTCCATTCCAAATCAAAGGTCTACCGCTACTCCAATTCGGTGAGAAAGCACCCTTTCTCTGTCCACCATATGCAAACACAGACTCATTTTTAGAAGTTTGACTTGAATTATACCAAAAAGAATATGTTAGGTTTCTAGGTGTAGCACTACTACCTGAAAATGTGGTTGTTACCTCATCATTACTGCCATCAAAACTCAGATAATTAAATTCACTTTCAAATTTACCCCAAGCAACAATTTCATCGGTTGATTCCAAATCATACCCCACACCATCGTTATCAATTTCTAGATGAAGTAAAGAACCTGTTTGTCTTATTGTCAATGCATCGTGTTCTATCATCTGTCCGTTTAAGAAAAACATAAAATCGTTTTCAGTTGTTGTTGTTATACCTGTTGGTGCTGAGGCGGTTGTCGCTGTAAAACTAGCTGTACTTGAATTTATAAAACTACCAGTATGAGCAAAACATTTTCTCAAGTAAGTCTGAAAATTATTTGTATTATTATCTATATATGTTTTAAAAGCATTTTCTGTAATTACAGAATTTGATCTATTATCTGCCATAGAGGTATCGTTTGATATTTCTTCTATGGAATCGTTATTTAATCGTAATGAACCTGATACTAAAAGACTACCACTAAACTGATGAGTGTCATCGCTTGTGTCTCCAAATTGTGTAGAGCCACTTTCAAATAAAGTAACGGATTGGGTTAATTCTGTTTCTATTTTTTCAGCTGTTAGAATTCCTTGTACAGTTAAATCACTAGTACCTACAAGATTACTTGATATTGTTTTAGAACCAGCTAATGTAAAAGAACCTAATATAGAACTACCAGATAATACCAAACCACCATCGTTAATTGTAATTTTTTTGTTAGTTACTGTTACTTGATCAAATACAACATTTGAACCCGATGACACTGCTTGACCTATGGAAAATGTGATTGTTTGTGATGGGCTTACCTTTCCAAATAATTCGGTATCATTTGGTTCTATGGTTACACCAGTAAATTGTTTAAAAATTAATGGTGCTTTAAAAATAAAAGCCATTATAAATCCTAAGAGTTAAACTTACCTATTGCCAATACCTCATCATCTGTTTCTAGATCATAACCTATACCATCGTTATCAACTATTACGTGAAAAGTAGAACCTGCCTGTTGAATTGTAAGTGCATCATGTTCCATATATTGACCATTTATAAAAAATATAAAATCATTTTCCGATGTATCAGTTAAATCACTAGGTGCTGAAGCTGTTACTGCTGTGAAACTAGCAGTACTTGGAGCTGTTATGGAAGATGAAGTCTTTACAAATTGTTTTCTCAAATAAGCCTGTTGAGTATTGGTTTGATTATCCACATAAGTTTTAGCAGCATTTTCCGTAACCAATGATGTAGCACTGCTATCATTTAAAGCTGTATCATTTGATATCTCGGTTACGGAATAATTATTTAGTCTTAATGAACCAGATGTGAAAATACTACCGCTGAATTGGTGAGTGTCATCTGCAGTATCACCAAACTGTGAAGAACCACTTGAATAAATTATTGAAGCAGATGTAAACTCGGTATGAAATTCTTGAGCTGTTAAAATACCTGCTATTGTTGTATCACCATTAACAGTTAAACTACCAGTAACGGTTACTGCTCCCAATATACTTAAACTACCACTAATGCTACCATCGTTGTATGTGTTATCACCCAAGACAACAGAACTAGCAGAAATTTGATTGAATGTAACATCATCGGTTACTGCTACAGGTTGACCGATTGATATTGTTTGATTTAAAGTAGAGCTACCATTGAACTCAATTCCACTATTTGTTAATGTAACACCAGTTCCAGCTGTAAATATTAATGGATTTGTTACTGTAATAGCTATATCCGATACCGTGGTACCTGGTGAAGAAACTGAATCTGATAAACCCTCTGTAAATTGTCCACTTCTACCAGTAGTATTATTTATTATAGCATCAGATTCCATACCAAATACAAGTTTTTTTGGTGTTATAAATTTTTGTGTGGTTGAACGATGATCAAAATTACCCTTTGGTAACAAGTAACCTTTTAGAGTAACTGTAAAATTTGTTCTTACCAACCTTTCACCATCACTTAATTCTGTTGCATCTGTAAAACTTTCTACATTAGTTCTAAATCTCAGTTTGTTGGGATCACCCCAATAAGCTCCATCTGAATATACTATCCTTTCCACTATCTTATTCATCTGTTCTATATAAGTTGTCCAAATAATAAAATCATATGTTAATGTAACATAATCTGGTAACATTACGTTGTAATATTCTCGTTGAGGTATAGTTCCTATTTGAGTTTGAAAATTATCATATCTATTTGTGGTTGAAAATTTCTTTTCAAATGTGTAAAAATGTCGTGGATTATTAGCATCTAATTTATCTACTGGTAAACTTTCATCTTTTTCTAATCCAGTTCTGCGATAAACAATTACTGGTGTGATTACTTTTTGTTTTTTATCTCTTATAAAACCATCTTTACTTATTGACTTCCACCTTTCAGGTGAAGCATACATAACTGGTACTTTTACATTCTCACCGTTATCTTTTACCGATGGTTTTATGATTTCATTAAAATAGTATAATATGGAACTATCCATATCCATAAGAGTTACTTCAGCATTTTTTATATTCTCGTTTTTTCTGGAATACAAATACCCTCTGTTTATAACTCTTTGTTTTCTTGGTAACGGTTTATTAGACTCACTTCGATTTGACATTATATACTTCTCACCCTTTCAATATTTAAGTTAGATATTCTAACCAAGAATGTATTACATATGACAGAATGGTTAAAATCTGTTTGCCCACCTACTCTTTGATTTTCATTAACAGAAGATACTTCCCAATATCCACTATTCCAATCAATAACATCTCCTATCTCTATAACATAACTTATATCAACCAATGATTGCCTTACAAAAGAAAACAGAGCTGTTTGTTGTAAATCTGGCCCAAACTCATCTGTGGTTGTTGATTGGTCGTCAGCTTCGACTATAGATGTAATTTCAACACCAGCTTTATAAACTTTACCCTCCGCAGATTCTCCATACATATTCGTTTCTGTATCATACACAGATACTTTGTATATCACTACTGGTTGATAAATTATACCATCTTGACCAGAGTTTAAATCTCCGACTAACTCTTTATTAAATTTGTCAAAAGTATCTATGTCTTTTTGTGAATAAAAACGACTTGGCATTTAATTATCCTATAAAAATTGGAATTGGAACTTTACTTAATTTTTCTTGTAAGAATTCAGCTTCATCTTTATCAGCTTCTAGTAAAGTTTTTCGACTCATCTGTTCTAAAATTTCTCTTAATTGTGAAACCAACCCTTCTTTTTCAGTAGCTGCTTCAGCTCTTAATGAATCACCGTCTAATGTTGTTTCAGCACCTGGTATTGGAATACTACCATACTTAGAACGAATTATACCAAGTAACTCTTTACATAGAGCCAATCCATATTTTCTAATCCATTGTTTACCAACGTCATTAATAAACTGATATTGCATATTGTCATAAGGAACATTTGAATAATCTGAAACTACGTTGGCAGAGCCACTATACTCTGTAAATAATGGATTATCTCTATCAGAGGTATCTACATAATCAAAATGTAGAGTGCTACTTTCTGTTGGGTCTGGAAAAATTCTTAATTTATTATTTACTAGTGTAAAACTATAAGCTGATTTTCTTATAGAATCATTTAACTCTATGGCTTGAACCCTAAGTAAATCTTCAAATATAGGCATGAGAGTAAATGATACTGCTGGTGAATATCCACCGAAACCAAAACCTTCAACCATATTTAAAGTACCATATCCTGTTGTTGCATATGGATCAAAAAATCTTTGCATAGCTGGAGTACCCTCATAGTAAACTCGTTTTACTTCTATTGAACCACTACCACTCCCATCAACCACTAAAGAATTTAAATCATATTCTTGACTACCACTTGATATTGTTATCGATGCTTTTTTAATATCAACATTACCACCGACACCAGCTTCAGTACCGTATTGTTTTGATAAGAATACACTCCTACCCATAGTTGGTGTAACTCTTTTATGTGTAACATTATTACTCGAACCAGTTGCTTGACCAGTAAGATGTAACAAATTATCCTTTATGTTAAATTGATTTACTTGTGCTGAATATTCTGATGTGGATTCTTCAAAACAAGCATAAAAAGAACCTGATTGTAATTCAACTGACATAATTGGATGACCCAATCTACGAGCACACCAATCTGCAAACTTATCTATATCAGAAGAAAAGGTTGAATCGGAGTCATATAATCCCCACGGTGTTTGTCCAGTTGCAAAGGAACTACTTCCTTGCCAAATTACTTCTTGTGCCATAAAAATCTCCTAAATATACAATTAGTCAATAATAAATATAAGAAGTGATAATATTACATAAAAAAAGGGGAGTATAAAACTCCCCTTTTTTATTTTTGTACTCTAAGTACAGTCTTAGTTGAGGTCAACTATTTAGACATAGTTTACATCAGCAACAATGACTTTTCCGTAGAATTCAGGTCTTACAATCTTCTTTGCATAACGAGTCATAACACCTTTACGTGGAGTAAAGTTCTTAGGATCGTATACAAGAGGAGTCATAATTAACGGAACATACGGAGCATACACAGCACCAGTTTCTAGGAAGTTACTTCCACGGAAACCAACCAATATCACGTTTTCGAACTGATAAGGGTTTTTGTAAACTGTATATCTGTTGTTCAATAAACCAGCCTTTTGAACACCCATTGCGTAAGATTTGTTAGTTGAAGCTCCATCACTATCTGTTGTATATCCTGGAATTGATTCTAGGATTGTAGCAACCTCAGGACTTACTACGATGAAGTTTGCACCACCACGTAGAGTTTTCTGATGAATTGCATTAGAAACAGATTGTATCTTGTTACCAAGAGTCTGGAACCAATCACCTTTAGTGTATGCATTAGATGCACCAGATGATTCAGCAAATAGAGTAGTAGCTGAATTATATTCAAATCCAACTCTTGCTGACCAGCGTTCTGTCTTAGCGTTAGCATTCATGTTAAGCATGTCAAGGATTTCTAAATCGATTTCCATTGTTACATACTCACTCAATAGAGCTGTTAGTTCTGCTTCAGCATCAACTGAATGGTATGCATTCAAGTCTTGTGCTAACTCAGGAGTCCATACAGCTTTCAACTTACGAGTCTTAGCAACGATAGGAATTGATCGCATTGCGATATCAATTTCTGGTATATCAATGTCCGTTTCTGGATTTGCATCGATTTGTGTTGCAGTTGCCTCGAAATCACCACGAGTGACATCAGTAGGCTGTTTGTGATAATTAACAGTTACGTGTAATCCTGCAGCTGCTACTTCATCTACGATAAAACGTACATGAGAAGCTTCACCACTTGAAGGTTCTACTTCGTTTCCATTAACACCATCCAACATTTTTGTATATGCTGGGTAGTATGCATCAAATGCAGTTGAACCTGTGATTTCAAAGGCTTTAATACCTTCTTTATCAGGATTAGTCATTGTACTTAAAGCTACATCAAAGTACTTCAAGCTACTTAAAGATGCTGATAGACCTGGTTCATAATCAACATCAGCCCAAGTAATTGAACCAGTTGAAGTTGCACCAGCTTCAGAAGCTAGACCAATTTCATAAGATGTGCCTGGATAATCGTTTATTGAATATCCACTTCTACCTGCACCATAAAGACCTTGTGATGGATCAGCGTTTGAAGCTGATGTGATACCAAATACTTGGTCACCATCACCAAATCCAGCTTGAGCTGTACCATATTTAAAATCAAGATAGAAAATCAGACCAGATGGTAGATTCATAGGTTGTACAGATACGAACTCTTGAGCTGCTAACTCACCAAAGATTTTTCTTACCAATGGCAACGCAACACCAGACCATTCCTCAGAATTTGCAGATGTTCCAGTTGAACTAGCTTCGTCAATTAACTGACGGGCTTGGTTTTCTAGAAGAACTGCCATTCCATTAACTTTCTGTTCGTCTGTCATACCTTCTAACAATCCAGTAGGCTCCCACTTCTTGATTAATCCGCGGGTTTCCTCTTGTCGTTGACGATGTGGGTTATACCCATCCATCAATTTCTCGACTGTAGAGAGATTTTTAAAATTTGACATTATATTTCTCCAATTTATGTCTTAAAGAATACCTGCCAACTTCTTAAATCTAGCCTTCAACTCTGAACCTTCTGAAATCACTTCTGATTTTTTAGATTTTGTTGAGGCAACAACTTTAGAAGCTGAACCTTTTGATTCTTTAATTTGATTTTTAGTTTGTTTACTACCAAACGATTCTGCTAAAGTGGAATAAACCAATTTAACTTCACGTAAGTTAGCTGCTCTGTCAAAAGTTTCCACAACTTTCATCTTCTGTTCATTGGTTAAACCATGTGAACGGAAAAGTTTGTTTGTGAAAAGTAATTTTGCATTAAGCAAGTTAACTTCATTTAGTTTGGAACGTAAGTATTTAACCACATTGCGATGCTCATCGAGATCAGATTGAAGATTTGCAACTTCATTTTTCTCCTCTTCTTTCTTTTCTTCGTCATCCTCTTCTTCGGAAAGTGCTTTTAGTACTTCTTCAAGGTCGATATCTTCTTCCTTATCATCTTCTTCTTCCTCAGTTACTCTAACTGATTCAAATTTAGCTTTATCTTTAGTACCAATGGCAGAAGATTTATCAGCTGTTCCGTTTTTATTGTCGGATGAACCGATTCCAGATGTTGCGTCTACTTCTTCTTCAACATCCTCTTTATCTTCTTCATGCTCACCTTCATCGATTTCTGTTTCAAGTTCTTTGATTACAGCTTCAAGGTCAAGGTCTGTTTCTTCCATCTCTTCATCTTCATGATATCCCTCTTCCTTTTCATCATCTTCTTCCTCAGAAACAACAGGTGCGTATTTTACTCCGTTGATTTCAATTACTTTAGTTTCATCCATATCTTCATCTTCGTCATGCATTCCTTCTTCTTCCATATCTTCATCTTCGTCATGCATTCCTTCAGCTGGTTCATCGTCATCATCATTATCAGCGTCAATGTTAATATCTACTCCACCATCTTCTTTATCATCTTCCATGTCCATTTCATCTTCTTCCATCTCTTCATCTTCATGATATCCTTCTTCTTTTTCGTCATCTTCATGATCCATTTCAGATTGGATTTTCTTTGAAAGCATAGATTGTAATCGTGGTGTAAAGGCTTCTTCTAAAGCGATCTTTGCATTTTCCAAAGCGGTTTCACGAACTGCTTTTGCATCTGCAATGGCTTCTTTTAATAGATCATCCATTACTTTTTCTCCATTTAGGATTTAGTATAGTTATTGGGAACTATAATGAGTTTAATTCTGATTGCACTACATGATGGTTGAAAAACCGTAGTGTATTTTTATATATATAAATATATAATTTTTAAAAAAACAACCTGTTTAATTAAATTAATTTTCTTCTTAGTTTAGCTTTTGCGTTTCTTTCTTTTTTTATTAAAGATGGTTTTTTGTAGAACTCACGTTCCCTCAATTCCAACATTAATTTACTTTCTTTTACTTTCTTTTTTAGTTTACTTAAAGCTTTGTCTATGTTGTTGTTATAAACTTTTATGTAAATCAAGTAGCCTCCTAATCAGCTTCGTTATCACCCTGCCAATTCTTATCTATGTAGTTAAAAAAATCTTTTTTCTTATCATCTTCTAATTCATCAGGTGAACTTACATTATATTTTTTCAAAGCTGCATTAAAGAACTTCTGATATGCTTCCTTATCACCAGACTCTTCGTCAATTGTCTCACCTATGGAATAATATCTGCTTAGGATATTACCCATATCTTCGTATAAAGCACCCATTCTTTGTTTTAATCCATTTGCTTCAGAAGAAATCTTACTGAACTGCTTAGACAATCCAGTAAGTTCCTTCATATTACGATTTACAGTTATTTTATCAAACCAACTATCAGTTTCTTGAAGAGTATGAGACTTTGCTTGACTAGCAATCCAACTTAATTTTTCTGATATCTTGGTTATATCGGACTTACCGAAAATAGATTCTCCTAATTTGTTGTATTGTGCTAACTCAGTAGTTAATCCCTTTACATCAACACTTTGTCCATCTACATCACCGTATTTTTCTTTTACGATTTTAGATAAACTTTGATCTGTATGAAAAGGTGTACGAGAAACCACACCACCCATTAGTGTACCGCTAAAGTTTTCATTTAGCAAGTCTTTTAGTTTTATTTTCTTAGACATGATATGTCCTCTTTATTTAATTATTATGTAAGTGTTATTGAACCGTCAGCATCATACACAGCATCAAGAAACCAATTAGTTCCATCTGACCACATTTCAGCCATATCACCAGCAGTTGCTTTATTATGTACAAATGTTACCACTCCTTTAACAGCTACAACATTAGCTCCATTGTCATCACCATGACCTCTAACATTACCGATAATTAACGGTGAACCAGCTGTTCCGTTGGAAGTTGAGTGAACCTTAATAGCTGCTGCTGCATTATTTGCTATTGATGGTGCTCTCAAGATAAACTTATAATGAAGTCCTCTTTCTGGTGTTGGTAGAGCTAATGAAAAACCCATACCTAATGCCTGTGCAGTTCCGATAGCACTACCTAGTACAACATATCCACTCTCAGCACGTGATAGTGAACCTGATGGATTGTCGCCTGGTGAAACTGCTCTTGAACCAGTATCACTAGCATTTAAATTTGTTACGTTACGAAGCACCATAGAATCACCGTGGAAGTCTAAATCACCTCCGAAGATACCATCAACGCTTTCGTTAAAATCCTGTCCTCTTTTCATTTTTACTCTCCTAATTTTATTTTATTGTTGGACTACTCATATACATATAAATATAAGTTATCAAAATTTTTCTTTATCTTAGTTTTCCTTTTGGTGAATATCTTCTAAAGCCATCACGAACCTTTCTCCATAACATTCTCATAAAAGGTCTTTCACCCTCATGTGTTCTGTTAAACGGGCCAACTTTAATTCCCCTCTGTATATCCAAAGCATCGTATCTACCAGATTTAACACCATCCATCATGATCTTTATTACTTGTTGTGAAGCCTTACCTAAAACCTTTGACATCTTTTTTATATCAGCGTCTATGTGTAGTTTAGCTTCACTATCACTATATTTTGGTGGTGTGTCCATATCCTCTTCAATCTGTTGAGATGATTTAAATGAGGTTGCAAATGGATTTGAGTAAACCCTACCAGTTGATACCATGTTTTCAGACATTAATTTTTTATAATTTGATTTCATTTAAAATTTCTTATTTCCGTCTTTCCAATGAACACCATCATAGTATAGATTTGCTTTTCTAATTCCTGTATTCTTTGTTAACTGATTAACAAAAAATCCTTTATCTCGTGGTCGTATTCCAATAACATTTAACTTATTACCCTTTAATTTATAACTACCCTTATTATTAATACTTCCACTGCGTACTAACATTTTAATCCTATCTTCACCCCTGAGGTTATCATTACTAGTTTCATCAACATTCATACTATCTAAATGTGCTTGAATTCTTTTTGATTGACCTAGATGCATCTTTGATGCACCTTCGAGTTCTTTAACTATTTTTTTTAAATCTTCTACATCCTCTTTTAGTAATCCTTCATCAACTTTATTTTTATTTGTTGGTTTACCTAAACTTTTTCGTATTTCACCCCTAACATACTCTCTTAATTTAGATACAGCTTCAGTTTTGGATAATTCATTACCTGTTCTAAATGAGATACCTGAAGCTTTGGCTTGTGCTTTAGCATCAGCATCTGACATCTTCTTATCACCTTTTTTCTTATCGTCTTTTTTCTTACCCTTGACCTTATCCATCAACTTACTGAAAAAACCCTTTGCTTTCTTATGACCTGGATGATCTTTATCAGCTAGAGCAGTACTCATCTTGTTTGTTCTACCTGTTTTTGAATTTTTAATTGTAGCTGTTTGGATGGCACCCATTACAGAGCCTGGTATTTCATTTAAAGTACCTTCCTTTTTCAACCTACTCTTTTCAGCTCTTCCTCTGTTTTTAGATTGTGCTTCAAATCCCACGATTTTTCCTCCTTTATGTGATGCATCTTTACCATCACCATTTCCATAAGTACCTTTTTGTCTGTTGTACTTATTTAATTCAGCTCTATACTTCTTAGATTTTTTAGATGATTGAAATTTCTTATACTCATCCTTGTAATCTCTTTTTGTTTCTTCCTTAACCTTTACAGGTAAATCATCATGATCTGTTTTTGCATATTTTTTAACAGACTTCTTAGTCATAGACTTTGCTGCTTTCTTTACTGCTTGACTTACCTTCGAAGCTGGAACCTCTCCTTTTTTAAAAGCATGAACCAACCCCATAAATTTTTGTTGTTGTTTAGACTTAGCAGGCATTACTTATACTGTTTTAGTTCCATATCACATTTTTTCAACATTACAGCCATCATTTTAGTATATTTTTTAATTATTTTATATGGTTCTTTTTCTTCCATCATACCAGAAAATTTTCTCCATGATTTGGTTCGGTTAAGTACTTCATCTTCCATATACTCAAGTGCGATATCATTATAATCTCGATTGGTTGATGATTCTTTTATAGTTGATTTACACCCACATGAATTACCAGTATCACAACCACACGATTCATTGGTTTTTTCAATCACGGATTTTAATGTTGGAAGTGGTTCACCAAAACTCCTATCCCAAACATTCTCACTTAACATCTCTTTTAATTTTATCATTATATTTTCCTTTTAATCCCAACCTTTATAAGCTTTATCTAAATATCTAGTTAATTCATCGTCTAGTTTATATATTTTATTAATAATAGATTTGAGTTTACCATCACTTTTAAGTTTTTTATTAGCTAATTCACCTAATCCCTCAACTGCATCACCGAATTCATAATAAGCATCTCGTATATTATCTAATTCTGCTCCAGAATTTTCTCCAAATAATCTCTTATATGTTTTTTTTAAACTTCTCATTACATTTTCCTTTTAAGGTTTTCAAATTTTGCTTTAAATTCTAAAATGTAATTTTTATAAAGTTTTTGCATTTCCATAGACTCGGCTTTCATTCCATCCTTACCCAAATCCCTAGCAAATTGTTTAACATTCTTATCCAATCTGACTAAACTGCTATCTATATTACTGACATATCCTCTGAAATAATTTGGAATGGATTCATCCAACCGCCAATCTCTCCACTTTTCTATAATTGATTTTTCTCTAGGCATTTTAGTTTCCTCTCATTATATCATTGATGATTGATTCAACCTTACAATACTCACCACAGGTTCTACCACTAGTTATGGTCTTATCAACGCTCTCATTTACGCCCGTAGGATACATGAATGCACCATGTGTAGATGGATTTGAAACAAAGTCAAATGCGATCAATTCAAAATCATCCTGTACTTCTTGTGATTGTCCACCATTATCCTCTGTTACAGTTTCTACTGAACCCATACCACGAGAACTAATACCAAGTTTTATATTACCCTTAAATAATTCTTTTAATATGTTACCACTCGGTGTGGATAATACTTCAACAGTACCTAATAAATTATCACCTTCCCAATGCATGTCTTTTATATTATGGGATACATTCTGTAAATTTACCACCGATGATTCTGGATGATCTAGTTCACCCATAGCCCTACGTTGACTAATAAATTCCTTATGATACTTTTTAGCCTCACGAGTTAATATTTCTCTTGGATATACCCTACCGTTTTGATTCTTAGCTTCAGCACGTTGTAATACACCCTTAACAATTAATTTACCATTGTTTTCACTCATGGATTCATTAATATGTTCTGGTTTAATTTCAAATGGTAAATAATCTACTATTAGTTGTTTCATTTATCTTTTCCCATCATTATTTCTGTTTTTAGACTTTCCAACATTTCAATCCATTGGGTTAGTCTTGTAATCATATAATTCTTGTCTATTTCCTTACTCTGTATCTCTGTTTGCCATCTTTTTAACAAAGTAGATATACTGAACAAGGTATCCATATAGGATTTCTTCTTCTCTTCAAAAGGCATAATGTTTCTCGGTTACTGTAATTTTCCAACTTTATTAGCTAATTTAACTAACCTTTCACTTATTTTATGTAACGCCTTGTGTGTATTTTTCCAATATGAACCTGAATTCACATTCATTTCTTTCTTTAATCTAACATTCATATCAATTAGTTTACTTAATTCACTTAAAGAATTTTTAACCTCTCTCATTGAATGACCAATTTTTTGTTTTGGAGTCATCGACTCATCATTTCTGTAATCGTGGTATTTTCCCTCATTTAAACCTGGATTTTTTTGTTTTTGATTATTCCATCCGTTTAAAAACTCATAAAATTTGTTAACATACTTTTTAAATGCGGTATATATTATTTTTTGATCTGTTCTATCTCCATCAATATCTACTGCAGATTTAGTTAAAATTACCACTTCTCTATTAAACTGTTCATATGCTTTATAAAATCTATTCCACGCTTTGTTGTATTTTTTCTTTTGACCTTCATTTACGGATTCTTTTACACCTGTACCACCCATTTGTTTATAAACCTTTATTAGATTCTTTAGGTGTTCTTCATCTCTTGCATTAGTGACGCTACCTTGTTTCTTAATCTTCTTTTGAAACATCAGTATAGCATCTTTAATCTTTTTCAATTCTACTTTAGCTAAAGTTCGTTTATAAGCCATACCAACATTGTCTCTTTCATTTACGGATTCATTAGCCGTAAGAAATGAAATGTATTGGGCTAATTGTGCTGGTGTTGCTCCAGACCTATCCCCTTTGGCTTTCTTATAGTGTTTATCCACCCACGGTTTTACTTCTTTTGGATTATTACCATACTTTATTAAAAATTTTACAATCTTTGCTTTTTCTGCGGAGTTTTCATTTACTTTTTTATATCCTGTGGAGTTTGTGGAGATTTCTTCCTCTTTATCCTTGTCTTTTTTCTTTTTTCCTCTAAAAGCATAAGGTGTTTTCGGTGGGCCTTCTCCACCATCAAGTGCACCAGTAACAGAAGCTTCCTCTAACTCATCTTCTATGACCTCTGTAATGTATTCTTTAATCTTACTAAGATTTATGGACATTTTTAATCTCCTTAATCAGTTCATAGTATCGCATAAGGGTTAAAACCTGTTTTTCATTGACTATCTTACCTTTGGTCAGGTTTTCTATCTGATTTACTGCTTCATTTAGTTTAATCTTTGTTATTTTATCACTAACCTTTGGTAAATGAACTTTTAATTGTTTTTTTATACCAATAGCCTCGGTATCAACGAATTCACGCAGTGAATTTGTATTACTTACATTGTTAATGTAATGTTTTAACAATTTTCTCTGTGATTCGTCTAATTTTTTGTATTTTGTGTTAAATTTATCAACAAGAATCTCATAAGCAAGCAATCTCAGGTCTTTATCTGATTTACTGTACTCATTTAGTACTTTTTCTTGTATTTTTTTATTACTTGACTTTCCATTAGTGATATGTTCTAATATAGTGAACTTAGAATTAACAACATGGTCTGGTTTAAATTGTTCTTGTGATGATTCTGATTGAAACACGTTATAGATAGAAGCTAACATTCTATAATTTGGTATTCTACCATTAAAAAAATCATTTACATTGTAAGTTTCTTTAATTTCTTTAATTAAATTAAATTTTTCACGTTTTAACGATGAGTTACTTAACTTTCTTCTTGATTTTATCACAGCATCTAGTAAATAATCAGCTCTATTTTCAGATTGATAATGTTTTTCTGAAAGAAGTTGATATAGTTCAAGTTCTTTACCTAATTCGGTAGTTTCGTTAAAATATTTTTTTACTATTGAAACTGTTTTCGTGCTTTTTCCAGCCAAAACATCAGCTGTGATCTGTCTTGTTAATAATTCAAAAAGAATACCTGTATTCTTTATCTTAGAATGCTTTAATTTTCGAGCCATTATAGAGTACTCCAGTATTTATATATATTTTTACTCTTAAATAAATATAAAGTTATATAATAATTATTCATTTGAACTGCCTTTAGCCAAAGAAGTTACTTCATCGGCGTAATCTTTTTCAACTTCTGACATTTCTGTTATAATTTTTTTATCCTTTATACCAAAATTCATTGATTTTTTTAATGAATCATAGTGTGCTAATGCTAAATTCTTACCGTATTTAGGTGAACTACTCCCACCTTTCTTTTTATCATGTGCTCCCAATGGATCACGACCTCGAGCACTACCATCCTTACCATATTTAGCCATTTCCTCTGGCCTTCCAGCATCATTGTCTTTAGTAAATATAGAACCAGCTGGACTATCAGGTGGTAATTCACCCTCTCCTGCAGGTGCAGCTGATGCCATTTCACTTGGTGTACCAACAGATTCACCACTCTTAACAGGATCATTACCTTCTGTTTCAATTTGTGACCTACGAAACTTCTGTTTATAGTCATTTGCTATCTGTTGATTTTCGTTTGCAATTTCCTCATCAGAAAATTTAAATATATTTTTATATATCCATTCCGTTGACACTATACCATCTTGTAACATTGACGCTGCTAGGGAAGTTTTATTATTCCAAAGTTCAATTTTTTCTGTCTCATATATTGTAGATGGATTTGTAAGACTTAATTCAAAATTAACCAAGTCAGCATCCTGATATCCTTGTGAGTACAAGTGTACGATAGCTATCTTAGTTAATTCCGATAGTGTTATTCTCTGTATTCTTTCAATCGTTCTTGCAAACCTAACATCCTCAGCAGCTAGGGTTGCTTTTGAACCAATACCCTCTTCGTAACCAAGAAAAGCTTTTGGTATTCTCAAAGAAGCTAATAATTTATTTTTAAGATATTCAATGTCCTCTGTGGCTTCATATGTTAAGCCTGGAAGTGAATCAATACCTGTACCACTATCACCACCCCTGACTGGTAGGAAAAAATCCTCTGTTATGTTCTGCATATTGTATTTTAGATTATAATCACCAGTAGCTTCATCTACTACTGGAGCTTTCTTCATCTTATTGATTACTTGTTGCATATAGTTATCAACTTCAGCTGGTGGTATGTTACCAATATCTAATTTAAATATTCTTTTTTCTGGTGCTCTCATGATTCTATGAATCAACATAGCATCCTTCATAAGAGTTAATTGTTTAAAAATCTTACGAGCACCTTCAACTTGTGATTTTCCATATGGTAGATAGTTGGAATCTGATAATAGTCTGAAATGTGCAACTTCATAGTTTTCTAATTCCTCTTTTGAAGAAGATTGATCACTTTTATACCTTGCTTGTTCTCCAGTAGTTGTGTGTTCTAATAAATATTTTACATACTCTGGATTCTCAGGGTCTAAACCCTCTATCCTAGAAATATCATAAACTGGTAATGGAATTACATTGGTGATACCATACTTGTCATTTATTTCTAATTTTAAAAAGAAATCACCATATTTACACATATTCCTTACCCAAGGCCATAGATTAAATTCTATATTTATAATATCATAAAATAAATTGTGTAGAATATCCTTTACTTGATTGTTATCAGTTTTTATTTCTAAAACTTCACCATATTCTGATTTCATCGTTGATTCATCTGCGTATATATCAAGTGCACTTGATATTATAGCATCACTATCCATTGTCTCGTAGTCTTTAAATAGATTTAACCTCATTGATTTTGCAAGTAATGCATCGGAATAACCACTCATTCCAACTCCAGTAAATATCTTTTGATATCTATCCACTAGATTACTTTTTGCAATAGATTGTATACGACTTGTATCGGCTACTTTTAATTTTTTACCTCCGACATTTCTTACAATTACATTTGTAGAAAAAAGTCTTAATAATCTTGATCTTAAACTTGTATCAGCCATTTTGTCCTCTTGTTATTAAATTAACCATTCCAATGATTCCTTTTCTTTTCCTATTTCCCAAGTCCATTCACCATTTTGATTGTTTTTTGGTATATAAACACCTTGATTTGAAGTTATACCACCCATAGCCTTTTTTTGTAATTCTATACCCTCAGCTCTCAACCGTAAAGCAGTCTCTCGTATCCATAATCCCATAGCGTAAGCCATTACCAAGTCATCATTATACCCTCTCATTGCTTCTGCTCTGTTATTGTTATATATAAATACAAAAAGTTCATCAATTAACCTATTTGAACGAACCATCACGGATTTTTCTCTAAAAAATTCTTCTAATTTAGCTACAATTAATGGTCTTGTTTTTTGTGTTACAGTAAATCCAGGTACTAATTGTTTTTCAGTTCTATTAATTTTATTATTTATGTGTTTTTGAGTATCAACTATTTGTAAATCCTTACTCATGTAAAATAAATTTTCATAATTCCTATCAATGACTTGCTGTATAGCAGCCCAACCAATATTGTTGTTCTCTATAACTAGTAAGGCATTGTTGTATTCGATTGAAATATTTGTTAATAGATTTCCATAGTCTCTCGTGGACAATCTACCCTTGTATTCTGCTACCTGCTCAAGACTTTCTATTTCTATGACATGAAAAGCTGAATAGTCTGTTGAATCTCCACGACTAACATCAGCACACACTATATAATCCTTTGTATAATTTGGTGGCTCCCATATCCAAATATTACTATCAACACCTCGTTTTTCAATTGGGTCTTTTACGTGTTTAGTTCTATACTCTTCTAGTATAACACCATCAACAACAGATTGACCAGACGTGATGAAGTCACAATCACATTCTTGAGCAGCTAATGTAGGCCCAAGTAATTTATCTTGTTCATCTCTCCACTCTTGACCTCTATCTGGATGTAAATCCCAAAATAATTTAATGAAATTAAAATCATTTAAACCATCCTCTGCATCCATCCAAGTTTTATGAAACCAATTACCAACACCATTTGGTGTGGAAAGTGCAATACATTGACCACCAGTTGATAACGTCTGTGAGGCAGCTGCCCATATTGTATCTATCCTATCAATGAATGCAGCTTCATCTAATACTAATAAAGATAGAGCTTCTGAACGACCTGCATCCTCACCACTAGACACTGCTTTAATCTGTGAACCATTTTTATAACTCAAACTTAGTTTATTATCTTCTGTACATTTTTGTTTTAACCAACTAGGGAGATTTGCATGCATCACTCGAACTTTAGTTACGAGATTTTTTGCTGTTTCTTGTTTTGTGGCTATAACTAATATATTTTTATCTTGATGAAATGTCATCATCCATAAAGAATACCCAGCAGTAATTGTGGATATACCAAGTTGTCGTGCTTTCAAAATAAC